GGGGCTTTTACCAGGTGAAGTTAGCGTTGTTGTTATCTACGACAACGCTCGACTGACCGGCAGTTGTTGCTACAGTTGGAACCTGGATACCAGACATTGCTGCCAGCGCCGGGTTCATCTGCATCATGGCCAGCATAGCTGGGTTCATCATTGCAGACATCGGGTTACCCAGTGCTGCCAACGCGCCCATGCCTGGAGTAGGCATGCCCGGAATACCGCCCGGGAAGGCACCTTGGTTTTCCACACGCTGCAAGAACGTACCAGACTTGGTGCAGTAGTAGATCACTGCTGCGTTGGTCAGGGTGTTGATTGCATGGTGGATCACTTGGTTGGAACCGAAGTCGATCTCGTATTTCAGCCAACGGTCACCACTCGCCATTGGTGGCGGAGTTACGTTGAATCCAGCGAGCACAGTACCAGCCATTGGCTGAGCGATCTGCGATTGCTGGATCAGCTGCGCTTGTTGGTTTTGTGGCAGTACCGCTACCTGTTGACCAGCACCAGAAGAGTTCACCGACAGAATACCACCGAGAGCACCCAGGTTCGAGTTAGCAGCAGACTCCTCTTGGGTGTTGTTGGTGTTGTAATCCATCGCCGGTACTTGTCGATAGATGTCAGGCAGCTCTTCCAGTTGTTCGGTCCAGCTGAGATCGATCGCGTAGATGCCGAGCTTGTTGAAGTCCGCGCGGAACAAGTTCTGGATGCGGTTCATCTGTTCGGCTACTTGCTCGTAGCAACCACAGAAGGCAATCAGACGCGAAGCTACCGAAGTAGTGGACTCGCTGCTGATGCTATCAGGATCTACCACACCAGGGATGATCGAACGGAACAGATGCGCCATCAGCTTGAGCGCTGCACGCGAGATCGAACGACCATTGAGCTCTACAGACTGGTTATCGGATTCACCTTCCGACTGTGCCAGACGCTTGACGATCTCGTTGTAGATCGGGAACGACGGTTTGGCCTTGTAGTACACGCGCTCGCCGCTACCGCTGGACGACCGACCCTGAGCACGCGACACCTTGATGTGGATGAAACGGTTGTCGTGGCCCTTGTCATCAACTTCCACCTGGAAGCGTTCCATCAGATCCTTGATCTCTTGGATCACGGTCTTCTTGACACCGCGCAGTGGCTCGATGATATCCAGGGTGTTCTGTTTCCAGCTGGATTTCTCTTTACCAGTACCAGCGACACCCAACAGTACGATCGGGTATTTCTTGAACAGTTCCAGCAGGTGGATCACTGCCATACGACGAATGATCTTGAAGACTTCAGTCTCCTTGCTGACGATGTTCTCACACGCTGGGTGGAAGAACACTTTGTCCATGGTGTCCTTGGAGTCCAGGACTTCCGACACCGGCAGGTAAACGGACATGTCATCGATCTTAACGTCGATTTCCTTATCACCCAGCTTAAGCACAATACGACTGTCAGGCTTGATGACACAGCCCCACGAGCACAGCATTGCTTTATACAGTTTGTTCAGATCGTTCATATTGGTCTCTCGCTTACTTCTGCTCGATGAAGTATTCGCGCAGGTTATTCAGGAAATTGACGGACTCGGTTACACCGTTTTCGTTACTGGCGATGTTGGTGCTGGTACGAGCCAAGTAATACGTAGCATTCACGTAGCGCTCTTTAGCTTCGGTTTCACCATTGAAGTACACTTCGACGGAGGTTTCACCGAACAGCGAGCAGTTAACTACGATGTTAACCACGGTGCACAGGTGTGCGTAGGCGTTGTTGTACTTGGTGTAGAACTTGTCTTTGAACAGCTGCTTGAAGCGTTCCAGACGGTTGATAGAGTTCTGATCTTGGTCGGTGATAGACATCCACTCACCAACTACCATTTCCACACCACCGTTGTCACTGAGCCCGCCGAACTCGTGTACGTTGTTGGATGCTGCAAACACGATGTGAGTCAGACCAGTACGGATCAACAGGTCGGTAGTCAGCATAGCGATCTCTTGTGCCGTGGTTTCGACCATATTGGACGCACCATAAGCACTGGAGTTAGCTATCTCATCACGCATCGGGAACCGCGCTTCGTCCAGCATGCTCAAGTCGAGCACGTCCGGCAGGGCAGGGAACACGTCACAGATCTCACCCAAGGTATAACCCTGGAAACCATTCCAGCTGTAATGGCCAGCACCAATTGCCATTGCCTTGAAGAACGGGTTCTGCGAGATAATCGTTTCCTTCATGCTGCTGCTGTACAGGCTACCAGCAACCGAGTCCTGCAACGACATGTTGAAGTCTTGGTCATGCAGCACGTTACCAGCAATTTTCAGCAACTGCTTGGCATGGAACGTGGAGTCCAGGTTCTGCGTCTTGGATACCAGGGTATGCTTGCCGAGGCTAGCGCCAACGTTACCGTGGTAGTGATCCTGACGGTTCTCCTGCTCAGTGGACATGTAACCCAATACTTCGTTGGCCATGTCCTCAGGACGTACGGCGCGGAGCTGACGCTGTTGAGTAGGGTCACCCAACAGGAACTGGTCAGAAGCACTTACTGCTTGCTTGACCATCGGCATGCCGTCGTACAGATTGGTGATCGACTCTTTGGCTACAGTGTAGCTACGGATTGGTACCAGCATAGTAGCTGGGTCAATACCACCATCTTCCATCAGACCGCCGCCTGCGCAGTAGAAGAGTACGGTCAGTTCCTCCTCTTTCAGCGCGTCCATCATTACCGAGAACTTGAGCATCGCCAGACCACAACGTTGGTTGTAAGTCTCTTCGATGTTTACCTGACCGCGTGGGTTGACAGTGAGACCACCAGACTGACCGGCGATGTTGTTGAGCATGGACTCGACGATACCGCCTTGTGCTGTGGCCATCAGCATTTGGTCGATGTTTTGCGATTCCAGGTTAAGCTTATTGTGGCGGTGTACGTGCGGATGCACCGGGTTGCCCATGCCGATACGCGCCATGGTCATCATAATGTCTGCCATTTCTAACCCCTTACTACTTTAATTAACTATTTACTTGTTTGACCAGAGCCATGAATTCATTCCGGATATCGTTCTCGATATCGATTGGGAACAAATCACCAGCGGAGACTCGATCGTAGATTACCAGGTCATCCAGTACCCCGTACTCGAGGTTGGACTGCCAGGTGCCATTACCAAACTGAGTAAGGAAGTCATCTGCGGCTAACAGTGCTTCATTATAACCTCGGTTCTCACTATTGCGTGACTGTACGTCACAAATCGATGCCAAATAGTTCTTGTCATCGTCGCTCAGCTTAAGCCCCTCGGCCAAACTGCGCACGCCATTCGGATCGTGGATTGCACCCAAGACCGATGGTAGGTACTTATATCCTTGTTCGCTCAGTTTAACTTGAGCGAGGGCGATAGCGGCCATCAACTGTGTATAGTTACAAGCTTCCCAGATGAACGAACTAACTACGTTCATATAAACCAGTTCCAGCAGTCGCAGGATATGGTTGTGGGTATCGAAGTCCCAGTTGATCGGCAGGTTGTCATAAACCTTCTCGACTAACTGTTCGTTCTTGATCTCCAATGCAATGCACTGGTATTTGAACCGATCTTTGTAACGTGGTGCATCGGTTTCGTCGAACAAGCCAAAGCTAAAGAACTCTGCTTCGGATTCCTGGTCGGACTCTTTGACGTCTTCGGTGATACCGTATTTGTCAAAGTTAGAACGCTTGTCTTCCTCGTCTACTCCTGGACGGTCTTCCTTGGGTTTGAATGTGGCGCTGGTCTCATGCTGCTTAACCGCACCGTTGATACTGTTGGCGATGTTCTTGTCGTATTCGGTTTCAGGGATTACCGCACAGCACAGTCGATTGAAGATTGCGCTATACAGTACCTTGTCGATGAAAGTGTCGCCACTACCACCGCCGTCGATCTGCGTAGGTACGTCACGCTTGTTGAACGAGAACTGGAAGTAACTGTTGAGTTTCTCCCAACCAGGCATTTGTGTGATCTGCAAGTTGTCCTTGAGCAACTCGCCTGCTACGATCTCACTGAACCCTGCGCCCATCCGGCCTTCGAAGCGTTGCAGCACACCAAAGATGATCGGATATACACAACGTACTACGAACAGGAATTTCACCATGTTGACGTAGTCGATGTCAGTGATCGTCGTCTGAGCTGGGTAATCACCCTTGCTAGCTGCCTCACTCAGGTTCTTTGGAATCTTGAGGTACTTGGAGTTCTCGATGAACGCGCAGTACTTCTTGATATTGATCAGATCCCACACACCGTCACAGATTGGCTTGAGCCTGGCGATCTCGGTATTGTAGTCGAGGAACTTGCCGTGCTCTACGATTGAGTGCGCCCGATCGAAAAGTTTGAACAATTCGATTTTCTGTTCAGTGGTCAGTACCGCATCAACGTACTCGTTCATGCAACTGAACAAATTGTTCTCGACGTCAGACTTGTCCTTGAGTACTTTCTCCAACTGTACCTTAGCACGTCCATGGAACTTTAACGTTTGTTCATTAAGAGATACTTCGATCGCCTTAATGCCCTTTTTACCCGTACGCTTGATGTCAATAGAGAACATATTTTTAATACCTTGGCTACTCACTACCCTGATAATTTAGGTCTGAAATTATCTTAGACAGCTATAATTTAAACCTAGGAGGGGATCACCCTCCTAGGTTTTGTAGTCCATTACAGTTAATCAGTCCTTAGAACGGAATGTCATCTTCGAAGTCGTCGAAGTTGCTGTTCGACTGGTTCGGGTTACCGCCGCCATTGCCACCCTGTTGAGTGCCCTGACGGTAGCCACCACCACCACCGCTACCGCCGCCGTTGAAGTCACCCTTCGGCTTCGGTGGCTCCCAACCATCACGTTCCATGCGGTCCAGGACTTCCTTGTGGAAGTTGACCCACGAACGGGTGTACATGCGCGACATGAAGCCGCTATCTTCCACGATCTCGCCGGCGTCGTTGCGTACCATGACCACCGAGGAGTTCGGGCCTTTGAAGCGGGTCTTGACTTTGTAGTCGCCTTTGGTGTAGACCAGGTTGATCACACCTTTCTCGTCACGCGAGATCGAGAACATGACCTTGGTGATCGGTTGTTCCGACAGACGCGACTGACCGCCGACACGAACGAAGTCGTGCTTCTTAACGTAGAACTGACGAGCCGGGAACTCGATCGACATGTTCGAAGCTTCCAGCAGAGCTTCGAAGAGAATGTTGCGGTCGTAGCCGGACATCTCCACTTCTTTGTGCGGAGATTTCGCACCTTCTTTGAAAATGCCGTCGGAGATCTTCAGAACGATCTTGCCGGCGTTGGTAACTTCCCACATGAACTGTGCAGGGTACTTGCCACCTTCCAGCGGTGCATCCGTTGCAGGGTGAGGCTGACGCCAGTCGTTCAGGAAGCTCTTCTTGCGAGGAGTGCCTTGTGGACGACCGCCATTGTTGTTTTGCTGGTAGCTCATTATTAAATCCTTGAAAAAATGGATACGCCTGGTATAGATTGGATCTACGGTGAGATTACATTGCTACTTAGCTTTGTACTCAGGCATGGGTTTACCGGTGAAGTGGTTCTCAATGGCTTCTTCCAACCACTGTCTATGTCCAGACTCACCGTGTGCGATTTTGCTAAACAATTCGGGGATCAGTTTGATCACCTCTGCGGCCAGCCGGAAATCCCCAGTGGGGATGTCATGACCTTCAGCCGTATTGGTCATATCTTCCAAACCCACACCTAACGCGTGTAGCTTCTCTTTAAGAGTTGCGTTATCTGCCGGTGGGTACAGGCACTTGCCTTGGAAGTCAAGAGTCATAAAGGCTCCTTAAAGCATGGAGATCAATCCAGCCCGCTCTACCCCTTGGGGTAGGTTCATGATTGTAGACCGAACCCGAGCGGTACTAGTAGCTGTTGTCCAGTTGGATTCATCGGCGATGCGTTTTACTACCTCGCGGATCCCAGCGATACTAGCTTGGAAGTCCGTAGACTTATCACCAAATACCTGAATAGTAAGCCTGTTCAACGGAATGTTGTACAGTTTACTACCGCCTGTCAGTTTTGTGTTCCAATCAGGATAAGCCTTCAACACCCCCGTATAAGACTCTAATAGTTTTAGCCGCGTAGTGCCATTGGTTTCGCACAGATCCACTGGGTGGTGTGTCAATACAATACCGTTACCACTAAACACTGGCATACCTACGTCGGTTTCTACTATAAGCTTTTGGTATTTCTCAAAGACCCGATCACACGTGGCTTTGATTGTCTTTGCAATGGCCTGCTGTTTAGCAGTCCCCTTAGTATGATCTTTGATATCAGCCTTAGGGTACTTACTAGACAGGCTCTTGTAAGACGGGTAATAGATGACAAACTTCACGGGTTTGCCATTACGATGAGTTTCAACGTATTTGGCTAAGTAGGCAATATCTTCTGCTACTTCCTTAGCCAACACGCTTGGATCATGATACTCGGAGTCTTCCTTTGTGTAGGACTCTTGAGCATTGCGCACCAAAGTACGCAGATTGAACAGGATAGAGTCGGTGTTTTTAAGCACCGACAAAGCCCCTTGTTCCAATGCCAAGGATGTCCCTACCGAGATTCCTAATGTACCGACGGTACGGCTCATGAGAATTCCTCCAGTACGGCCATTGCTTCGGCGTTTGATATGTTGTGTTTGGCCAAGTTGTCTTTGAACGACTGATCAGCTGCCAGTGACTTAGGCAGCGACTCTTTGGTCAACGATGTACCAGTGTAAACCTTGGTGGTAAACAGGTCCTCGTCAATCAACTCATCGTCATTCTTTTCGTTCTTAGCCTTGATGTGGAAGTACGGGTACTCTTTACTGAGCATGCTGATTACAGGGTTGACCACCATTGCGCTACCACCCATAACCCGGATCTGGGAGTGGTGTGGTAACTTGCGCTTCTGGATGAAATCGTGCAGGTCTGTAATCAGGTCGCCAGCGGTGATATCAGGTGACACTTCCATGGTGAGGTAGGGTAAGGCACCTTTATTCTCCCAGAAATTGATATCACACTTACCGGCTTTCAAATCGAAGTCCACAACCAATCCACCCTTAGGGTGTTCTTCGCCATGCCCACCACGGTCGAAGGAGCCAGACGTCGCTAGCTTACCTCTACGGACGGGGGTGTGGATATGGCCAGCCAGGATGCAGTACCGAGTAATGGACTCCCAGCGTTCTAGGTTGTGGCACTTGTGTCGCATTTTGGCAACTAACTGGAACTCAAATGCACCGTGGAAGTGGATTTGGTCCACCATATCTAGACCGGCGTCTTGCAGTACCTTTAAAGCAAGGTCCCAGACCTCATCAGGAGTTAAGGCTCCCATGTTGTCTGGAACGTACATCACTGTCAGACCATCGAGGTGTTCGTAGGTAACGATACTCAGAGTATCGATATAACGCACATCTAGGCCCGGTGGAGCGAGATTAAGGAAATGTCGTGGCTGACACCAGTCGTGCGACGAAGTCCCTTCTAACCACACCACAGTGGCTTTAGGATTAACCTTATAAAGATGATGCAGGAAATCCTTAGCCCAATCGAATACCACATGGGTATCTTGGTGCGGTAACTCTACCATGCGTTCAAAGAAATCACCACCGAAGGTGATCATGTCCACTTTAGCAAGGTCATGATCTTTACGCAGAAACGTAGTGAGGTTATTCAGTACGTGTGTGGTCGGCGTATTTTGGTGGAAGGTGTGGTGATCACTGCTCCATAACAAACGCATTGTAGTTCCTTATTTACTTAGCACTCCAGCGGGTCGTAATCTTGTTGCGCACCGGGAGTATCATTTACTTTGGTTTCGGATTTAGCCGCACCAGTGCCGAAGTCGATATTCCACTGCTCTTTAACCAGCTTGTTGATGAACTCTTTGTCCTCGTTGGACACGTGCTCATTACGGAAAGCAGCATAAAGAATAGGACGAGCACGGGTCAGCAGCGACTCATCGATCTGTTCGTTGTGAATGTTGTCACGGATGAACCAGATCTGACCTTCTACGTCCGGGATGATGTTGTTTTTGGCGTAGTACCAGTCAGACACCATGTCGGTGATAGTCCGTGGCTTAACGTTAGCCAGGGAGTTCTCGGAGAGTTCTGCCAACTGCGCCGAAGCCATCGGGTCAGCCGAACGTTGCGAGTCAGCCGAGATCTGTTTGATCGCCTGCTCGATGTGACGGAACATGCGGTACTGCTCAGGGCCCAAGTTGTTGGAAACCAGCGGGGGAATGATCAGCATTGGTTTGTTGTCTTTGTCGATGATCATCACCGATTGCAGACCGTCAGCCGACAGGTCCAGCCACTCTTGGGTGTTGAAGTAGTTGCGACCGTTACGACGACCCAGAGCAAACTGGATCAGCCACTTGGCCTTGAACTCGTCTTCGTCCATGACCGTGGAGACGTTGAAGGGCACGGTCTCACCTTTGGCGGTCATCATGCGCTTGCCGTCTACTTCGGATACGGTGTAATCTTTCAGCCACCCGAAGGACTCTTCGATGATGCGCTGTTTGGTGGTCATTGGTTGAGTCATCGTGCTAATCTCTCTTCGTCAAGGATGCGGTATTGTTCACCGGTTTTCTCAATGGTGCGCCCTAAATCATAGACCTTGCCGTCAACAAATACTCTTATGTCCAACTGGACAGTGTACAGTGACCTGGACTCTCTGATGTACTTGTAGGTCACAGTTACCTCAGACCCTGGGAACATCTCGTCCATGTAGCTCTTGAGCTCCTGGTTGGCTTTCTCAACCAGTTTCTCTGGGGTGTTACCGTATTTCATGAACAGGTAAAAGAAACTTGGCACCTGTCCGATTACTTTACCCTGGTTACGGCGACTCTCTAACCAGTAGGTAAAATGTTTGGCTAACGCAGTCTCTACCGACTGGGTTTCCCAACCAACACTGGAATCCATCGAACCTAAACAAAAAGTAGACATTACGCTATACCCGCTAGTGGTTATCGTAAAATCGAAAAAAAAATAAACAGTTGGGCTAAGGGGTGTTGCCACCCCCTAGCTTTACAACTTACTGCTCGCTAACTACGTCGTCGTCTTCCGACTTAACATTGAACAACCCTTGCGCACGATGGTAGTCAGTTGCCTTCCAGGTGCGGTGGATCGAGTCGAGGTCACTGAACGACACCTGAGTACCACCAGTGTCGAAGAAGTGACTGTGCGACAACGTGTGTTTGCCGTCTACTGTTTGCAAGTCCAGGATCCCGTGCATCGCTTTACGATAGAACGGGTTGGCAATACCCACACCTTTACAAGTGGCATGAGTGTCTGTCAGACCTTCGATCAACCCATCCAGCTTAGCCTGCATGTGAAGCGGGTTAGCCATGATGTAGTTGGCCATCAGTCCCTGAGCTGACATGATGTCGTTTGCGTAACCAATGAAACCGATGTCGAAACGACCAATGTGGGCACGCCCACCCTGCGATAGCAAGCGACGACCGAATTCCCAGGCACGCGAGTTCAGGAAGTTATTGAAACCATCCAGAATCTTCGTAGCCTGTCCGGCCAGCCAGCCACCAGCAGCTTGTACAGCGGCGACATTTTGGTTGACGTAAGCAGCATTCTGCGCAATCTGCTGATCGGTAAAGCTACCCGACATCGCATATGCAAATGCATGAGCGCTGTTCATTGCCTAAGCCTCCCTAGTACGGATTAATCAATAATGGCATGCGTATGCATCAGTGTGTTCAAGTTCATCAGGTTGGTAGCCGTTTGCGAGGCATAGTCACCTACCTTGAACGGATTGTTCCGATCCAACGTCTGGTGATGACCCCAACCACCATACGCTTTTGCTTTGGATTCGTTATCCACCAATACAACCGCATAGATTTGGTCACCATCGAAGTCGGCGTTCTGGATCTTAACACCCAAGATTGGGAGTTTGAACGATTCGTCTTCGAGGTCCCGGTTTACCCCAAACTTAAAGGTACGGCAACTCAGGTATTCGATCGATGGATTTCGACCTGCCTGAATCAAGCACTTGTTGTTCTCTTCCATGTCGCGGAAGAACTCATCAATCAACGGATCGATATGATAAGCCGCCTGCTTAATGCGGGCCAGTGCTTGATACGGGGTGTGACCACGACGGTACAGATAGTTCTTGATGTGGATTTCCAACATCGAGATTGCCATTTTCCACGGCACTATCAGCAAGTCAGGATCAATTACACCAGTTTGCGACGTAATAATAGACCGGCCAGTGAAAGGAACCGATCCAGACGCGCAGTGTTTCCGGTTTAAGCCATGTTTCTCAAACAGCCCTTTCGGGTTGTTCGTCGACCGGTACTGCTCGGACAACATTACCAGAGTCTTGCCTACCGTCTCGGCGTTCTTCTGGAGTTCCGCTTCGGTCAGCTGATGGCAGATGTTGGACTTGAGAGAGTCCACCAACGTGACATACATAGCCGCCGTGATTGGCTGATACGAATACGAGAACGTATCTTTACCAGATTTCTCCAGGATGGTGCTGTAGCGGTTTGGCACTTTCATGTAATACGGGAAGGCAATGTCTTTATTGCGCTCCCACACTTCCATGTAAGCAGGACCCTCTTTGGTATCCTTGAAATACTTACGACCCGGGCCTATCAGGATGTACTCCATCAAGGCATCAGCATTACGGTAGAACGTGTTGATGTTGAACTCGGAAATACCCAAGGTTTCGAACATGTTGCGCAGAACGATACCGGTCGTGTTGCGGTTCTTGTCGACTTCTCGACGGTAATCCTTATCTAGGAAATACCACGGCACACAGACTTTAGGGCTACCTATTGCGATGTTGCTGAAAAACGTTGCCAGAAACCCGAGGTTGACGAAACGGTCTACCCCTTCTGGTGCTTTCAGCCAGAGTTTGGTTTTATCTCCTTTATTAAGGAATTTCTCTGGTGGATCACCACATCGATCACAGATCTGCGGGCGGTCTTCGCGCAAGCGGAAGTTACCACGCAAATGTCCACACGAACACTTGGCAATAGTTTCGAAGCTATTACCACTGAACTCCATGCGGGTTAAACGTCCCAGGGTTTCCCGGTGTTCTTCCAGCTTGAGGTCCAGGTCATTCAGGTAGATCGGCCGCAGCTTGCTGGTGTCGTGCAGGTAGTCGTAGTTCTCGAAGTCCGGATAAAGGGGCTTGGAGTACCGCGGGTCATCCGTTACGATCCCACCGAAGGGAGCAGCAAACTTATTAAAGAAAGGCATCGGATCGATGCGTTCTTCACTGTAACTTGTCAGTAACGCAATGGCTTTGGCGTTTGACTCATTAATAGCAGGTAGTTCCATGGCGAACCCCTAAAAACTAAAAAGCAGAATAGAGGCTAGGGAGGCGCGAACCCCCCTAGCCTTTATTCAGTTAAAGGCCAAAACCTTATTAGTACAGCGGGGTGAAGAAGTTCACCGACTGACCGGCTTGGACGATCGGGCTGTTGCTACCAGCAGCCACAGTAGTAGCCAGGCCGATACCAGGCGCGAACGCCAGGCGGTTGGTCTGGAAGCTACCCAGGTTGTTGGCGGCGTTCAGGTTGCCGATACCGTTCATCGCTTCGGCCATGGCAGCCATGAAGTCCGGAGCGAAGATCGCCGAGTTGCCGAAGGCGTTGATGTGGTTGTGACCGTCGAACAGCGAGGACGATTGCTCGATCCGCAGTTTCTGCGAACGTTGCTTGAAGTCTTCCTGCTGTGCGTTGCCGTAGACCAGACCCAGGTAGTTCTCGATCGACGCTTTCGCGGCAGCCGAGTTGCCAGGCTTGGCGTTGCAGATGAACATTTCGTCCACTTCTTGGGTGTTGATGTGACGCTCGCGGTCGTCCTTGCCACCAGGGGTAACGGCCAGACCGTTGACAACGATGGAGTTGGACTGGATCAGGATCGGCTTGGTTTGAGCCGGGAACCAGCCGCGATCGGCTGCACGGTTCTTCGCGATGACTTCCGAGAAGCGCTTGTTGGTCATCGAGTCGATCAGTGCCACAACAACCTTGACAGCCTTGGCGTTGTCCGAACCCACCAGCTTGCGCATGAAGTTGATGATCGGAGCATCCGGACCGTTCGAGATCAGGTTGATCTTGAACACCGCGTGGGCCGCCACGTTCTGACGGATCCAGTTGGTGACGAAGTCGGTGTCGTTGATGTTCTTCTCGTTCAGCGGCGGACGGATCTGAGGGTTCAGGATCTGCGCTGCGCCAGGCATGTTCTGCACCATCATCTGGATCCGGGTCTCCAGACCGGCCAGCGAACCACGACCACCTACGTGTTGCTTACGCAGTGCGTCGGCGAAGACGTACTGGTTGTTGGTGGTCATCAGCGCGAACAGGCCGAAGAAGAACGGATACAGACCGCCGTTACCACGCATCATTTCACCGGCAGTGACGGTGTCGATGGTGATTTCCGGCTGCAGCGGACGGTAGGCACCTGGCCAGATGTTCTGACCCAGAGCGAACACGCTGGAACCCATGAAGCTTTGCAGGGCCTGCATGTAGTCGTTGCTTTGAGCGCGGGCCATCATGCGAGCAGCGTATTCTTCGTACGCGGTACCGATCAGCGACACGGTTGCGGTAACACGAGCGATCTCGCGGGTGTTGACCGGGTTGTACTGCTGGGTGTTGTTGCCGTTGGCGTTCATGGTAGTCACGATGACTTCCATGTTGGCTGGCGACAGGGTCTTGCCGTCGGTCAGACGTTCCTGGATGGCTTGTACGCGAGCTTCCGCAGTACGGTCTTTGCCGTAAGGGGAATCAGGTTCCAGCCATGGGGACGGAATGTCCATGCCCATTTCGACGATTTTCTCAGCACCGTATACCAGCAGGGCCTTCTCCCACTGACGGGCCAGGTACATGGCCAGGTAGTGCGGTTGGTCCTTGGTTTCGCCGGCTTGTGGATGCTTGAGCATTTCCATGTCGACAACCACCAGGTTGACGATTTCAACGGCGTTGGCGCCCTTGGTCTTGGCGGCCGAGTCGTAGTGCTCTTTCAGGCGATCAACGAACTGCTTGTTGATCTGTGCCGAAGGAGTGATCGGAATCGAAACGCGTTGCTGCTGGCCGGCGGCGACGTTGATGGTGATGTGCTCGGTACCGATCGAGTTGTCACGGTCCGAGAACAGCGCCGCCATGATGTACATCACACCTTCGATGACGGTGTAGAAGCCCAGGCCTGGCAGTTGTGCCGAGATGTTGGTGGTCAGGTGTTCGATGGTTGGTACGATCTGACGTTGCTTGGCGTCAGTGGTGGAAGTGTTAATGTTCTTGTAGATGTGGTCGGTCAGGACCTCATATACTTCGGTAACGATCTTGAGGTTCCGGGTGTCCGAAACCAGGGAGTTCATACCGAAGAGTTGAGCCAGAAGACCGCTCGCATTGTTGGACGGGCCCGATGGCTTGCTACCACCGTTGTTGTCGGCCCAGCCACCGTATTCGTTTTCTTTATCAAGAGCCATGGAAGTTTTTCCTTTTACTATCTTCGAAGATTTGCTAGCGGTTATATCACATAAAGATAATCTTTACTGTGATTCATTGTAGTAATACAGGTTTGAAATATTCTTGGCCTAAGCAAATGCTATAGGTTTAGACACCAAACTATATCACCAAATTTCCAAACTGCGTGGGGGTCCCTCCTGGAGTTTCCTCCAGGAGTACTTTCCTATATAATGGAAACACACTGAGATTATACCTACATGCAAACTCTAACGTTTCCGACTGCAGGTAGTTACATTTACCCAATGAAGCATTACCCTGGGATGAACAACCTGCGCAGGGTTACTACTTTCAATGAGCGTGCGTTCCGTGGTTACGTTGATCAGAACCCGTTCAACCTGGAGAACCAACACTTGTTGGTGGGGATCCTCCAGCAGCTGGCAATCGATCCTGAGTGGGATCTAGACTACGTTGTCAGCTATACGCGGTTCCGTTCTAATAGCTTAGCAACCGTGTTTAAAATTAATTCCATCAGTGGTGTAGGCGAACCTATAAAGGACGGCCTGTACCGTGAGGGTACCACTGAGCTGTGGGGTTTACTGGAACACGATAAGGTTTATCCGCAGACTATCCGTTTGGAAGACCTGCGACCTGTCGTTCCAGTTTACACCAATATACTGAAACGTGGGTATAAACTTACTGTTGAGCGATCACTCAATCCCACCCATCGTGGTTTTGATATGGCCGTCATTGGGTTGAACCTGGTAGAGCTAGCCATTGGCTGGTGGCTGTACATGCGGGAAGACCGTGATCGTGACACGGGGATCCATGCGTACCTGTGTAAGTATCCTCTTTATTACGCGCAACTGATGCACAACCAGGGGTTAACGGTAAACTATCTGTACGAGTTCTTTGTCCGTGGGGTTCCTTTAAAGGACTTGTGGGAGATGGAGCAAGTCAAGTTTACTACGCTGGGTGAGGAGAAGCTATATAAAGAGTATTTCAGTTTCCGAGTGGATTTCCTGACTAGCCGTAAGCTGGTGGATATCGGTCATCTGGTAGCCAGTGTGGATAACATATACCATCCGAATTACTTCAACTATGAGGACGGTGGACGCAATAAGTTGTTATCCCAAACCCGCTGGTTATGGGAACCTAACTCGATCAGGTGGTACAGTATTTACTTTGCCATCTGTAACGCTCTAGGGCATCCTGTGGGCGATGTTAAGGCTCGATTGAAGCGTACCCTACCGATTGTGCACGAAGGCTTCAATAAGTGCCCTTCCACCTTATGTAGGGAAAGTTTCAAAAGGGAATCCTTGGAACTGCACCGCTTAATACTAAAAAACAAATAAAAAGTTGTTTAATATAACCTACCCTAGCCCCGTCAAGGGCTAGGGTAGGTTATACCAATTATTCATGCTGCTACCTTCACAACAGTGCTCAGAGCATTGATCTTTGCAGTCAACTTGTTCATCTCTTTGCACAGCAACCGGTACTCTTTATCCAAGCATACACCTGGACCTTCTTCCCGGAACCAAGCACTACGTTTAGCATTCAGTGCTTCGCGTTCTTTGATCAGGTTAGCAACAGTGTTTACTTCAAAGTCGAAAATGGACATGGTGAACTCCTAGGGTGTTAGTGTAGTGAACCAAATGGTTTACTGACCTTATACACCCTAGTTATATAGACCCAAGACTCCCTAGAAGTTAAACCCTAGTAAGTTCCATCCGACCGGGCCGAACGCTTGTCCTCGAGCATACTCCAATAACGTTCTGGAGTTACCACAATAACTGCACCTAATTTACCGTTTATGAGTTTGAGGAATTCCTCGATGTCCTCTTCTCTCTTAAAGTAAAGTTGGTGATCTTGATCACATTCGTAGTACTCCAAGTAAGTTTCCTTGGTTACCTCAAAACCGTATTCAAGCTTCTCTGCGGAGGGATCAAGAAAATATTCGTTGAGGGCGTCTTCATAATTGAAAGCGCCTTCAGCAGCGAACTCTAGTCCAGACCCCTTATGTTTGTAGTACGCCAGCGATGGATCAATGTTCATCGGACACCAGTCGTGTAGCTTTGCTGTTAAGGAAGTACAATCCGAGCGACTCAAGGATTGCGTAAATGGATTTAAAGTTCTGCTGGATCAACAGACGCGAGTCCACGATAGGTAGTAGCTCTTTCGGTATGCCGCCCATCTCATCGATCATGTCTACTGGGATATAAACCGATGTCAACTTAGGACGGGTTTCGATGTAAGCATGGAAGTTCTCTCCCCACACTTTGTCTTCTACCGAATCGAAATACTGTCGCATCTTAGACTTGTTGTGCAACGCCAAGTTGACCTTGTAAGCCCGGTATGGCAGTTCTGGTGCTTTGCCGTACTTAGGCGCAAACACACTCTCCCACAACTCGTGGTAGTAGTAGATGCTCGACTCTGGGTTAGAGTAAGCATTCTCAGCTTTGATACCGTTCTTAGTCAGCCAGGTGTAACCACCCTCGTCAATATCTTGGAACAGGGCACGTTCAATGTCAGCGATCTCAGCCAACAGTTCAGCAGCATCCAACTGCTTCTTGTTGTAGATAGCATCGAGCACTTTACGCATAAGCGTGTTGGTGAACTCACGTACCTTAAGTGCGATCTTAACCCCACGCAAGTGCACGCCTTTGAGCTCTAACTTAGGTTTGGGGTGCAAGATACCTTCCAGCATCAACTGCATTGCATAGTAGTGCTTGGACATGGAGGTCGTCACGTACGAACTGAACAAGTACTCGTTTTTCATGTTCAATCGGTACATGTACCGATTAGACACGTTCATGTTCTTACTGAGACGTGCGTGCTGGTCTACTGCGATGCAACGGATGAAATACGTCAGTGCGGCGTTGAAGCAGATACCACCCTGCTCGTCTTCTACGTAGTCGTCGATAATCATGTCTACCGAGTAGATCATCGAGTCAGTGTCAGACGTCAGTACGTTCTCACGCACCAGCTCTTTCGCACTGAACACACCACTTGGTGGAATGTCTGCACGGAAGAATGCGTTAATGAATGTACTCCACTTCTCTTCCAACGACAAGTGGTGGGTGTTGAGGAACGTCATCTGCTTGCTGTCGGGTTTCTTACCCAACTTGGTAATACAGAGGATCTCGTAGTCCGAGTTAGCCGGCTTGACACCAGTAGACGGATCGTAGTCCTCTGGCATCTCTGGCAGAGCACACCAATCGTTGAAGAACCGTTGCATCAGTTCCCGGTTGGTAGTGTACAGACCACGCAAGTCCATGGTGCACAGCAGGATGGTCAGCTCCAGTGGGCTCAGACCTTCCAAGAACAACTGGATAGCACCCAAACGAGTCGGGTTCTTCCAGTAGTAACGAGCGCAACGACGAACCATGTCCATGACTTGGTCGACTGTCGCATAATTCATTGAGTACTCGTTGATCACACGATGGATCAACTTACGGTCAGCAAACGCCAAAGTACTGAGGAACAGTTCCATTGTTGCGTCGAAGCTAACCAACAAACGGTTACCGGTAATCAGACGCTCGTTCAGCAAGTTAGCGGTCGAGGTTACAGTCCGGCAAGTACTGGTCAGAGTAGTGTGACCAGATTTGTTGTACAGCGGAGTACCAGACGAAGACATACCACCCGACTGGGCGTTGTTGAAAATCTTCAGTGCGTTCTGGATCTCGTCGAATGCTTTTGCTGCTTCTTGGTCGTTAACGCCAAGTGCTTCTTTTTTCTTACCCTTGTACAGACGACGGAATTCAATAAAGGTGTCTGTACCAATGGCGTTTACCGATTGTTCATCATCGGTGTGCTTGTACGCTACAAAGGACGGGCTGAGGATCCAGTTATTATGTTCTACTGTCTGGAAGAACTCACTTGCTGGCATGACCGTCGGAACACGATCACCATACTTATTCTTTTTGAATACACCGAACTTGACTTCCTTGAAGCCGTTCTCGTTCGGGATAAAGACTTTCTCACATAACTCGAGTACTACGTTGTAATCGTACCCGTAAAGCACGCTAAGGTACATCGCAGCCTGAATGTGATACGACTTGATGATATCACGATTAGGCTTGTACTGCTCAGCCATGAAGGGGTTCTTCACTTCCTTGGCTGGTTTTAGGTTAGTTACTTGAGCAGTCATAAGCGACCTGTTTATGCAATCTAAAAATTAAAGACACAAAAAATAAAAAGGTGGCACCAAGTCCCCTAACTTAATAGGAGACTTGGTGTTAACTTAACTACTCGTTGGTAAACTTGTTGCTGGTGTAGTTGGCCCCCAGGCTGGTCATGAAGGTCTTCAATGGGGCTTCCCAGGACTCTTGCCAGTTGGTGATGTTCACCACGTTGCGCATGGACTGCACGAACTGGAAGGTGGCATCCTTGATCCAAGGAATACCAATCACCTCAGGACGACCATCGGCATTGGCCACTACGATGTAACCGTAAGCGGTTGGGTCGTCGATGTTGTTGACTTTGTTCTGGAAATAAGGGTAAAGCATGCGATGCTTCACATTCAATTCCGGATCCAGTGAGCGAGCGACGTTGTAGGTTAACTCACCGTCTACCCGCACACCTTGTTTGCCATCACCGATTAAACCGTTGCGCTCGAACTGGAAACTTACTACGTCTCCCTTTTTGGGATTGATTGCCATGGTGTCCTCCGTTGGACCACAATTAACACTAGTGGTATCATCAAAGGATGGCCATCGAAGGTTACAACCCGTCCGGGGGTAGACGTGACTACGTAATCAACTACGCTTTCGTCTTCCAGGTCCTCAATCATAATGTCAATCAAACACTGGTCTGCCGCAGTGTCTGGGTCGTCGCAGGTCATCATTAATTCGACTTCCCGCGCCAGGTAGCTTTGCAGATTATCAAACTCAAAGAACGTTTGATCGTCCGCTACTTCTGGTAATGACGCCAGGTAATTGAGCAGCGCATCGTAATCAATGTCTAGGATACGCTTGTACATGAGAACTATTCCAAGTAGTAGAAAGTAAACACCACCGTCTTGCCATTAACGGTGAAGTTCTCCAAGTATACGCTGGTATGATCCGTTACTGCTGCCTGGATAGACTCCATGGTGCGGAAGAAGTCTGTTTGCAGGATTTGTTGGCACTCAGGGATCGGGTGGCTAAAGCCCTGGGTATTAGTCGGGATCATGTTCATCAGGGTAATGTCTACACCCTGGATCGAGAACAGGTTCTTGTACGCACCGAGCATTTCGTGGACGTCGGTGTTAGGTGGCAGTTGCACCACGTAGGTAAAGACCTGCTTTTGTTTTGCTTGCTCAGTCATCAAAAAGCTCCAGATAAATTACGTGATCTTTAATGCTGAAAGACGAAAGGGTTGCGTCTTTGATAGCACTATGTACCAGAATACCAATTTGTACCAAGTGCGGGATTACTTCCAGCAGTAGGAGCTGGAACACCGCTGGATCTAGTTTCAGCAACTCGATGGTATCTTTGGTCAGGTCTTCTTGTATGTCTGGCTCGTTTGCCAACCAGATCTGCACCAGGAAGTTTAACAGGGTGTCGATCTCGGCGACACCCAAACCATGGTTGGTGAAAATGTCTTTTACCATCCCCAGAGGAACGGTTACTACTTTAGTCTTGGGTTCCAAAGCAAAACTCCTCCAATGGTGATAGCTCGGATGGTATTAAAAAATCTCGTTCATCTATTGCTACCAAGATGTTCATATTGGGCATTAGCTTATAGCCGCACTTATAATCCAGCACAGACTTAGGTGTTAGATCAATTACCTGTCGATAGATGTGTGCGGCACCATCCTGGATGATATCTTTAATGTCATCCTCTAACAGGTTCTTGCGACAGATAATCTGGTCGTAGTGCTGTTCGTCAAACCGCACCCCACCAGGGTAACCTTCAAATGCAGCTTCGATGCTTGCTTCCCACAAACCTTTGGCTAGATCAGGCCAGCGTTTAGGTGGTAGGTTACCCACGATAATTCTGGATGTTTCTTCGCTGATCTTTTCGTACAAACTCTGCGCGTCGATTTGATGAAAGCGGAGGGATTGACTGAGCCCTAGCACCATCAGATTTATTGAACTCATTGATATCGTCCATACTTGGTGTGTCAGTTACCACATCCATGATATCTTCTTCTTCCCGCACTGGAGGAGTGATGTTCCACCCTAGTCGCTCTGCGGTAGCTTCCAGATCCATCACGATAACGGCTGTAGTATATACCACGCCGATTACCGAGTAATCCACTTTAACCACCAATCGTGGATCCCAGCCATTACCACGAATCATGCGCTGGATCATTGCTACATACGACGAGAACACTTTATCTGGTACGGACATACCATAAGTGTCAGCAAAGTCTTCGATATCTTCGGCGATTTTGTTTTTACGCTTACCGCTAGATTCGTTAATGTATTCCACTGCAGCCGTTACTAACGCTCTGGCAATCTCCAGTCTGACCATCAAGGTAGTGTCGGCTTCCAAGATGAAGTCATTGGCTAATGCCATTATGTCGATCTTAACCACAGGGTACCTCGGTTAATATTCCAGTGTTATTAATAGAAAAGCGTTGGCTTTACCATAGGCGCTAATATTGACGTAAGCATCACGAGGTACACCCGCTATCTTTTCCAATATCCCTTCCCGTAGCCCCTCGAAGTCATGCCCATGCATGCGATGGTAAATACGTTGCTCGTTAAATTCAGTAAACCCTTCATCCATCAAAACGGAAATAACGTCTGTAACGTCTATTTTGCGTTCTAAGAGCTTTTTGCCGTCGCCGATAGGACGGCCAAGGGTAAACCGTTCAAGGTTAATAGAGAAGCTTCTAGACACCTTTACGACCCC